ATTGTCGGTTACCTTTCACATGGAAAGCTGATGTTTTCGAAGGCGTTCCAGTAGTAGATATAAACGAAGTAGTTTGCATAACGGGGAGACTTAAGTCTTACCGCACGAAGGCTGATGCCAAAAAAGTCTTAACAGAACACGGCTACAGAATGAAAGATACCTTGACTAACGATGTAACCATTTTAGTAAATGAAAGTGGTATAGCTAGTTCAAAAACAAAGTCAGCAGAATCAAAGGGAATAAGAATAGTAACAAATATAAAACAGCTAATTGGAGAAAAAAATGGCAGTACCTAAGTGGACCGAAGAACGAACTCAGTCGTTAACTGATTTCGTTGGGGGCGAAAGCCCAGTATCTCAAGCTACAGTTGCATCTGCAGCTGAATCGCTTGAAACTTCTCCTAGATCAGTTAGTTCTAAATTAAGAAAAATGGGATTCGAGGTTGAACTCGCATCTTCAGTTTCTACTAGAACTTTTTCTGAGCAGGAAGAAGCAACATTATCAGCATTTGTAACAGACAACTCAGGAAGTTACACATACGCTGATATCGCCTCAGCATTTGAAGGCGGAAAATACAGTGCGAAATCAATTCAAGGAAAGATTCTTTCTATGGAATTGACTGACCACGTAAAACCAACTGAGAAACCTGCTTCTATCAGAACATATTCTGAATCAGAAGAAGCAACTTTCTTACAGATGGTGTCTGAAGGAGCATTTGTAGAAGATATAGCTTCTGCTCTTGACAGACCAGTTAATAGCATCAGAGGTAAAGCTCTGTCTTTCCTAAGAACAGGTGAGATAGACAAAATCCCTTCGCAGAAAGAAAGCACAGCTGCTTCTAAAGTAGACGCTTTAACTGCGCTTGGTGACATCTCTGGACACACAGTTGAACAGATTGCTGATGAAATTGGCAAAACTGTCAGAGGTGTGAAAACTATGTTGACCAGAAGAGGTCTAGCTTGTGCCGACTATGACGGTGCAGCAAGAAAAGAAAAAGCATCCAGCTAATCTTTTCAATCTCGAGAGCGTGGTTAAGGTTTCCTTGACCACGTTTTCTTTTACTTTTTATTTGGGAGAATAATGAATATAAGTTCGGCACTAATACATAAGATTATTGACACACAGGATATAGAAGTGTGGGGCCAACTTGAATCTCATTATTTACCCTCAGAATACCAACCAATCCATCGAGCCGTTGAAAAACACTTTTCGGAGTTTAAGTCTCTACCCACTTTTGATGACTTAAAACTGAGTCTAAGAGACCAATCTATCAAAGAAAAAATATTTGCGATAGAAACTTTAGATATTGATTCAGAGGCTCATCATCTACTCGAATACTTAAAGAACGAATATACACATGGCGAACTCTTGAATGAGCTCGAAGGATATGTGGATAACTCTGTGGCTATGTCTAGCGCAGAGGAACATATTACTGCCTTAGAAGATATTAGTGCAGAAATGAGAAATAAAGTTGAGATTATAGATTCTGAAGAAATAAGTATGCAGAAGATAGACCCGTTAGAAACAACGGAACAGTTACAAAACTATGTCCCATTAGGACTCAATACAGAATATGATGCAAAAATGCACTTTGCAAAGACTGATTTAGTCCTAATCGGAGGTAGAAGAGGTAGTGGTAAATCTCTGGTATGTGCAAACATAGCAGTAAATCAGTTTGCAAGTGAAAAGAGTTCTTTGTTCTTTACAATAGAAATGACCAAAGAACAAACCTTTAGAAGAATGGCTTCCATAGCGACGGGTATCCCCTTAGAAAGACTAAGGAGTCGTATGCTAACTCACGAAGAGTTTCGGAGACTGGCAGAATGGAACGCTAGTAGATATGAAGGAAGCGCTTCAATACTGAGTGATTACTACACTCATGGAGATTATGATAAGTTTCAAGAGACTTTAATTAAACTCCCCTTACGATTAGATAGACAAATGGATATAATTTATGACCCTGCCCTTACTTTAGCTAAAATTAAAGCAGAGGTAGAGGTCAGAATGAATTATTTGGATATTGGAGTAGTGATTGTAGATTATATAAATCAAGTACGGAGATCGACAATACCAAGCAAGGGTGGTCAGTATGATTGGACAGAACAAATAGAAGTTAGTAAGACTTTGAAACAGTATGCACAAGAGCATAAATGTTTATATGTTAGTCCATATCAGGTTGACGCTACAGGAGAGGCAAGATTCAGTAAAGGAATACTTGACGCAGCAGATGCTGCTTTTGCTCTCGAGACTTGGGAAACAGGAGATAATTGTATAACATTTGAATGTAAGAAGATGAGGAACGGCCCCATAGAAGATTTTAGTTCAGAAGTGGACTGGAAAACCTTAAAGGTTGGCCCTGCCTCAACTTTAACACCAAAACAAAAAGATGCCATGAAAACAGAAATGGCCTCTGGAGAAGATGTACAGGAGTTATAATGGAAGATCCAAACGAACCTACCTCACAAGTAGACAGAGGAATATTAGCCTTTTTAGGAACTTTAACACAGTTAGGATTAGTTGCATTTTTTATAGTATTAATACTAGGATTTGCAAATATGCTAGCGAATAATATAGTATGAACGTAGACGAAGTATTACATAAACACAAAATACCTTTCCGCTCGCAAGGGCAGGACTATGTTGTTTCGTGTTTAAATCCAGAGCATGATGACAGTAATCCTTCGATGCGTGTTGATAAAGTTACAGGTATATTTCATTGTTTTTCTTGTGGGTTTAAAGGAAATATATTTAAACACTTTGATGCCCCTATAAGTTATTTAGAGGTTAAAAGAAATAAAATTAAAAAGAAGATTGAAGAAGTAAGGGCACAGAATATTGGATTACAGTTGCCAAACGACCTAATGCCATACATTGGTAATTTTAGGGATTTAAAACCTAAAACGTTTAAAGAATTTGGTGCATTCACGCATCATGATTCTCAGTTTATAGGTAGAGTTGTATTCCCAGTAGCAGACATAACAGGCTCAATAAGAGCTTTCATAGGTAGACACATGGATAAAACAGTAGTGCCGAAATACATGATTTATCCCCCTAAATCTAAGTTGCCCTTATTTCCTCATAACGCAACTCCCATATTAGGGAGAGTAATATTGGTGGAAGGTATTTTTGATGCGTTAAACCTTCATGATAAAGGATTAACAAACGCAATGTGTTGTTTCGGCACACAAAATATAGACCTATATAAACTAGGTATGTTAAAATTTACAGGTGTACGACAAGTAGATATTCTATTTGATGGAGACACCGCAGGAAGAGAAGCTGCAGAGAAAGTTGCAGATTTATGTGAACAAGTAGAACTACTAGCAAATATAGTAAAGATGCCTGATGGAGTTGACCCAGGTGACTTGCCGCTAGATAGAGTAAGAAAATTAAGGGAGTTTTTATATGACTAAAGTAGCTTTGATAGATAAAGCACCAAACAAAACAGACTACGTTATGCATTTTAATAATGAGTTTGAGTTTGACCACTACCATTTATGTAGTGAACAAAAGAAAAAGATTTTAAAAAGAGATGTTGATATTGACATTGACTTAGATGCCTATGACTGGATTATTTTAGTCGGAAGTGAGGCATTACAGAATTTTACAAGAGAAAAATCAATCACAGAGTATAGCGGGAAACTTCTCGACGATAAATTTCTCCCAATTATCAATCCCGCTATGCTCGCTTTTAAGCCCGAAGCTAGAAGGACTTGGAACGAGTCTTTAGAACAAGTGATGGGATATATTAAAGGGGAGATACAGCCCACAGAAATTACGCATGAAGATTTCTATGGCATTGATAACAAGGAGGAAGCAGTTGAATGGATAAACAAAGCGCTAAACGCTCCAACAGAGTATATAGCATGCGATACCGAAACCTCAGGACTTTTCCCAAGAGATGGGCACATACTAGGTTTAAGTCTCGCTTACTGCAGAGATCATGCAGTATACATTTTAACAGACGTGGTAGACGAGGAAGTGGAGGAACTACTCCAGAAGCTCTTTACCAAAAAAATCACTGTGTTCCACAACGCTAAGTTTGATATGGCTATGTTAGAGTATCACTTTGGATTTGAGTTCCCTAGAATAGAAGATACAATGTTAATACATTATACTTTGAATGAAAATCCTGGTACTCATGGCTTAAAACAACTAGCAGTTAGACATACTAAGTATGGAAACTATGAAAGGGAACTTGAAGATTTTATCGCAGGATATTGTAAACGTAATGGAGTACTAAAATCACAGTTTACTTGGGAGTCGATTCCTTTTGATGTGATGCAGTTTTACGCAGCAATGGACGCAGCAGTTACATTTGAACTCTATGAGTTAATGAATGAAGCTATGCACAAAAATCTACGATTAGTTAAAGTATACAAAGAAATACTTATTCCAGGTATGCTATTTCTAAAAGACTGTCAAGATGCAGGAGTGCCTTTTGATAGAAGAAGATTAGAAGTAGCCCAAAACTTAATGGAAAAAGAAATACAAGAGGCTATTGATGAGTTATATACTTATCCAGAAGTTAAAATGTTTGAAAAAGCACAAGGAAAAGACTTTAATCCAAATAGTACAGTACAATTACGTAGCTTACTATTTGATGCAATAGGTATGACACCAACAGGTAAAATGACTGGGACAGGACAACATTCTACTGATGCAGAAGTATTAGGGAAGTTAGCTGACCAACACCCAGTACCTAATCTAATTTTAGATATTCGTCAGAAATCTAAAATTAAAAATACTTATTTAGATAAGATTATTCCTCAACTTGACAGAGATAGTAGATTAAGAACAAACTTTAATTTACATAGTACAACTTCTGGCAGATTATCAAGTAGTGGTAAACTGAATATGCAACAAATACCTAGAGATAATCCTATTGTAAAAGGTTGTATTCGAGCAAAAGAAGGTAATAAAATAGTTGCAATGGACTTAACTACAGCAGAGGTATATGTTGCAGCAGCTTTATCTGGAGATAAAAACTTATGTGATGTATTCAAATCAGGCGGTAACTTTCACAGTTCTATTGCGAAGTTAGTTTTTAGATTACCTTGTGAGATAGATGAGGTTGCTGACCTTTATACATTCGAAAGACAGGCAGCAAAAGCTGTTACTTTTGGTATTATGTATGGAGCAGGCCCTCAGAAGATATCACAACAAGTTACAAAAGACTCAGGATCTCACTTTTCAATACAAGATGCACAAGGAGTAATAAGTCAATACTTTAGTCAGTTTAGTAGACTAAGAAATTGGTTAGATGAGCAAAAAGAGTTTATTGAAGCTAATGCTTTCTTATACTCGACATTTGGTAGAAAAAGAAGATTAGAGAATGTAAAAAGTGATGATAAAGGTATTGCAAGTCATGAAGTAAGAAGTGGAATCAACTTTCTAGTTCAATCTGTTGCATCTGATATTAACTTACTTGGTGGTATAGATATGAACAATTATATTCGAAAAAATGGAATGAAAAGTAGAATATTTGCACTTGTTCACGACTCTATTTTAGCAGAGTGTCCAGAGCATGAGATAGACGCTTATAGTGCTAAACTGAAAGAGTTTATACAGAAAGATAGAGGAGTATACATAAACGGAGCTCCTGTAGGTTGTGACTTTGAGATAGGTGATGACTATAGCATGGGTAAGTTTGAAAAGATGTATGCTTGACCTAAAAATCAAGTTTCCAATATGGGTAATAAACTCTGATAATATATGGGAACAAGATGGTATAGTTTTTATTGATGAAAAAGTTTTAGATGACAGAAATCAAAAAGGTGATACCATAGGAAAGCGAAGGTTACAAACACCTTTAAAAAATTTGTTCAATTTGAAATTTCAAATTGATGACTATATAGGATTAATTAAACACAGAGGAAAAAATTATATAGATTCAAGTGGTAGACATATTTATTATGAAAAAACTAAATATACTGAATTAAAATGCCACAAGATTTTAAGAGTAGAGGATCATTTAATGTCCTCTACAGTTTGGCTAAAAGATATAACATTTTCTTTTCAAGTCAAACGCCCACCGAATAGTAAGAAATCATGGGCACAAGTACTATATCTAAACGGCTTGCCGTGGCTGATATATGAGTTTTTAGAACAACGAGTAGAAGATACAAGAAGAAAGATATGAAAAAATTAATTAATTGGATAATCTATAGCTGGAGGTCAGTTATGGATAGTAGATATAATCCGCTTAGACATATACTAGACCCATCTATACAAGCGTACTTTACATTAGCACTATTTATAATGTGGAGTGCATACTTTGCTATAGTTGCATGGACTTATATAGGTTGGGAAAGTTATAGTATTGTTTGGTCTATTTGGATTCATTTAGGAGTAGTAATACCAATAATAATTACTAATCAAGTATTTAGAGATGCTGAAAGAAATGGTGCAAAGTGGTATAAAGATTGGAATGATAAATGAAATTCGAAAAGAAACACTATAGACCTCTATTAGAAGGATTAACAATACAAAAAAGCGCAATAAATGGACTAGGTTTACATGCACAAGTAGACTGGAAAGCAGGTGTGTTGTTAGGGGAAAGTCATATATGGAATGATAGAGTAGAGGACTGGATAAGAACACCTTTAGGAGGATTTATAAACCATAGTGAAAATCCTAACTGTTTTATCTTAACAAATTTACATGATAGACAATTATATACAATAAAACCTATAAAAGAAGGACAGGAGTTAACAGTATATTATACCATAGGGTATGATGATCTTATACAATGAAAGCCGTTTTAAGTAATAGAATTTACTTATCAGTAGATTCAACGCATCAAGAATATATAGACAAGGAACTCACATATAGTATTCCTAGTCACGATCCTCGAGATCCACCTATAACTATTAAAAATATGGGAATAGTTCGAAAAGGTTTAGTAACAATACCAAGTGGTAGAGAAGACCTAATACCGAAAGACTATGAGATAGTTGAAAAGCGAATAAAAAACTCTGTAGACTTTCCAGAATTTAAGTTCGAATTACGACCAAGTCAGCAAGCCGTTTATGATGTGTTAGATGACAGTTGTATAATAAACGCTTGGGTAAGTTGGGGCAAAACATTTACTGCGTTAGCAATCGCAAGTAAACTTAAACAGAAAACATTAGTAGTAGTTCATACTTTAGCTCTACTAAAACAATGGGAAACAGAAGTACAAAAAGTATTTGGAATACAAGCTGGAATTATTGGTAGTGGAAAATTTAATATTGATAGTCCTATCGTAATCGGAAGTGTTCAGTCTTTATACCGTAGGATTGGTGCTATTTCTGATAAATTTGGAACACTAATACTTGATGAAATGCATCATGTAAGTAGTCCAACTTTTGCAAGAATAGTAGACAAAAATAAAGCTAGATATAAGATTGGCCTATCAGGAACAATAGAAAGAAAAGATGGTAAGCATGTAGTGTTTAGAGATTACTTTGGACAAACAGTACATAAACCACCAAAAGAGAATTATATGACACCTAGTATAGATGTGATATATTCTGACGTAAGATTTATGGATGGACAGAACATTCCGTGGGCTAATAAAGTAACACACTTAGCTTATCAAGAGGAATATATACATTCTGTTTCTATGATAGCTAGCAGTTACGCAGCTAGAGGTCACAAAGTTTTAGTTGTCTCTGATAGAGTAGAGTTTCTAAAAACTTGTGCTAGACTAAGTGGTGATGAAGCAATTTGTATAACAGGAGATATACCACACAATGAAAGACCTGCGATGATGAAACAAATATGGAAAGATAAAGATATTTTGTATGGAACTCAGTCTATCTTTTCTGAAGGTATTTCACTAGATTGCTTAAGCTGTTTAGTTCTTGGAACTCCAGTTAACAATGAGCCTTTACTCACTCAGTTAATTGGTAGAATAATAAGAGTACAAAAAGATAAAAAACAGCCTGTTGTTGTAGATATTAACCTACAAGGGAAAACAGCAAGACGACAAGCTAACAATAGGAAAGGATATTACATGAAGCAAGGCTACGAGGTAAACCACCTATGAAAAAATACTTCTTGACAACAGGTGAAATTTTTAGTATAATATATGATACGATATAATTGGAATAAAATACTCAAAGAAAGTAAGAATAAGGTATCAGACATCTTATTGGTAACATGGTATATAACCTATAATTATCCACCTACAAGTAAGAGAGATAGATTATTTAAGTTTTATGGAAAGGATTATTCAGGAGATAGTTTTCTAGTAAATCCTGAAGCCATATACAAATATCGAAAGACTGCATCAGATTCGGAATGGGCAGCATATATTGGAGTAGCTTCTTTTAGAAGTTATAATGAGTATATAATAAATAATAAATTAACAATTGAGGTAGAACGAGTACCGAAACGACTTCAGCCTATAATAAAAAAGAACAGACTACTTAAAATTGAAGATGGACATATTCATTTTCGTTATGAGAAGTCACAAACGGAGAAAAAATAAAATGGCATTAAAATTTGCACAATTAGAAGGGAAGGCTAAGAAGTCTTCCATAAATCAATATCAATATCAAGATGGAGACAATGTTGTCAGAATGGTAGGTGACATACTTCCAAGATATGTATATTGGATAAAAGGTGAGAACGCAAAAAATATTCCTATGGAATGTTTATCCTTCAATCGTTCTACAGAAACCTTTGATAACAAAGAGAAGGATTATGTAAAAGAGTACTACCCCGAAATGAAATGTGGGTGGTCTTATGCAATACAATGTATTGACCCAAAAGATGGACAAGTTAAAGTTCTAAATCTAAAGAAGAAGTTGCTTGAGCAAATCATGTTAGCAGCTGAAGACTTAGGTGATCCTACTGACCCTGAAACTGGTTGGGACGTTCACTTTAAAAGAGTTAAAACTGGTCCAATGGCATTTAATGTCGAGTATCAATTACAAGTACTTAGATGCAAAACTAGAGCATTAACAGACGAAGAAAAAGGTAAAATCGAAGACCTCAAGTCAATGGACGAAGTTCTTCCTAGACCAAGTGCTGATGCTCAAAAAGAATTGCTAGACAGAGTTAGAGCAGGCTCAAGCGATGCCCCTGCCGATGTCGAAGCAGAGTTTAAAACTGAAAGCGAAGGAGAGTGGTAATGGTTGGAGTTGGCGAAAGGTTCCCTGATGGGTTCCTGCTCAATGGGGTAGATAAAAATAATACTATGGTTACATTTAGTAGCGATAGTCTTTATGGCGATTGGTCAGTAATATATTTTTACCCAAAAGACTTCACCTTTATATGCCCTACAGAGATAGCGGCATTTGATAAATTAGTTCCTCACTGTAACGTAGTTGGTATCAGTGGTGACAATGAATTTTGTAAATTAGCTTGGAAACAAGATAATAAACTTATACAAAATATTCAGCATACTCTCGTAGCAGATTGTGGTTTAGTATTATCAGATGAACTAGATATAGTTAATAGAGATGAAGGAGTCTGTTATAGGGCTACTTACATACTTGATGATGATGCTATGATACAGCACATATCTGTTAATGCATTAGACACAGGAAGAAATGCAGAAGAAATCTTACGAACATTACAGGCACTTAAAGCTGGTGGACTTACTGGCTGTGACTGGCAACCTGGAGACGATTTCGTAGCATGATCCTATTTACAGCAGATTGGCATTTGAAACTCGGGCAGAAAAATGTGCCTGTAGAATGGGCTCGTAATAGATATTATGAGTTTTTTAATCAAGTCAAAGAACTTGAAAGTCAAGTCGATTTGCATATCATTGGGGGAGACTTATTTGATAGACTCCCTTCAATGCCAGAGTTAGAGTTATACTTTGACTTTATAAGTGGAGTACAAGTTCCAACAATAATCTTTGATGGAAACCATGAAGCAACTAAAAAGAATAAAACATTCTTTACACAGTTAAAAAATGCAAGTACGAAACTTAATCCTCTTGTAGAAATAGTGGATTACACAGACAAAAGGGATAATTTTAGTATTCTTCCCTATTGTGACTTACATAAAAACTGGAAGCCTATTGTCGATTTAGACATTAGAAAGCCACTATTTACACATGTAAGAGGTTCAATACCACCCCACGTGACTCCAGAGATAGACTTGGCAAGGTTATCTCAGTTTCCTGTAGTATTTGCAGGAGACTTACATAGTCACTCTAATACACAGTTAAATATAGTATACCCGGGCAGTCCTATGAGTACACAATTTCATAGAACTGAAGTTAAAACTGGGTACTTACTCATCGACGACGATTGGAGTTGGGAATGGAAAGAATTTAACTTGCCACAACTGATTAGGAAGACGGTGACAGACCCAGTAGACATGATCCCAACTACTTATAACCATACGATCTATGAGCTCGAAGGCGATGTCGCCGATCTTTCTGGCGTTAAAAATTCAGAACTGCTTGATAAAAAAGTAGTAAAAAGAAAAACAGAGGCTACTCTTTTATTAGATAATGATATGTCTATAGAAGAAGAGCTAGCAGAATATCTTAGTTATATTCTGGAGTTAAAGGAAGGAACAGTAAAACAAATAATAGGAATTTTTCATGATTATTCTAAAGAAGCTGAAGTGGGATAACTGTTTTAGCTATGGTAAAGAAAATAGCCTTGACCTTGATAATAGTACTCTCACTCAACTGGTGGGTACCAATGGTACAGGTAAGTCTTCCCTACCACTTATTATCGAAGAAGTACTCTACAACAAAAATAGTAAAGGAATAAAGAAAGCTGATATTCAGAATCGTTTTCAAAACGCTGGATATAGTATAAACTTGACCTTTTCTGTTGATGATAAAGAGTATGAAATTGATGTAAATAGAAGTAGAGGAAGTATAAAAGTAAAGTTATATGAAGATGGCGACGATATTAGTAGCCATACTGCAACGAATACGTATAAAACAGTACAAGAAATCTTAGGACTCGATTTTAAAACATTTACGCAGTTAGTATATCAAAACACAAATGCATCTTTGCAGTTTTTGACTGCGACTGATGCAAACAGAAAAAAGTTTCTAATTGAATTATTAAATTTAGAAGATTATGTGCAATACTATGATGTATTTCGTGAGCTTTCCCGACAATTAGGGCAGGAGATATCTGCGCTGGACGGAAAAGAAAAAACTATTGTAAAATGGTTAAATGACAATAAATTAGATGATACAACCATAGCACCCCTTAAAAAATTGCCCGAATATTCGGAAAAAGATGAGAAAGAATTACGTTCTTTATCGATAAATTTTGAAAATATCGCAGAAAAAAATCAAAAAATTAATGAAAATAATACATATAAGCAGTTATTTTCCCAGATAGATATGAAGTTACTACAAAGTAAACTAGAAGAGCCCAAACCGTATCATAATTTGATTTCTGAATTAGGAAGAAAAGAAGAGAATGCAGCACAGTGGAAAGGTAAGTTAGAGCAATACAAGTATTTAGAAGGAACTTGTCCTACTTGTGAACAACCTGTAGCTGCAGATTTTGTAGAAAGACTTATATTTGATGCGCAAGACCAAGCAGAGACACATACACTACAAGCAAATCGGTTAAAAACTGAGATAGAAACTAAAAGACAAGAGGAGGCACAGTATAAAACCTATATAAGAGCAAAAAGAGAGTTCGAAGATTTACATTCACGAATAGATAATGACCTTCCAACTGAAACTCTTGATGCAGGTGAACTATCGGATAAGATTAATGAACTGAAAACAAGAATTACTGACGCTAAATCGCAGATACAAAAGATAGCAGATGAAAATGAAGAAACAACAAGAAAAAACACAAGGATACAAGTTATCCTCGAACAAACAAAAGAATTTGAAGATGAACTTGAAGGAGTTACGAGCAAGTTATCTGAAATCGAAGAAAAATCGGGGCATATCGAAGTCCTGAAGAAAGCTTTTTCCACGAATGGGTTGATTGCATATAAGATAGAAAATATGGTAAAAGACCTCGAGGATTTAGCCAATGATTATCTAGGAGAGTTGAGCGACGGACGGTTTAGCATCAATTTCGTAGTGACTAATGACAAGTTAAATGTTGAAGTCACAGATAATGGAAAAATAATCGATATTACAGCTTTGAGTAGTGGTGAACTTACTCGAGTTAATACAGCGACTTTAGTAGCAATACGAAAACTGATGAGTAGTATTTCGAAGAGTCGTATAAACGTTTTATTCCTTGACGAGGTCATAAATGTTTTAGACGAACAAGGAAGGGAAAAGCTTGTTGAAGTTTTACTTCAAGAAGAAGGATTAAATACATATATCGTTTCTCATGGTTGGACACACCCATTGTTAGAAAAGATAGAAGTGATAAAAGAAGATAATATTAGTAGATTAGAATAATGAAAGAAAAAACAATTAATGATATAATCCAAAAAGAAAAAGTATTTAAAGGTAAGATTTGGAACAGGTATTTGAAAGATTTTCAAGAATGGGACGAGCAGAAAGAATGGTACAAGCGTTTACAGTCTTTTTGCAATCGTATGTATCTCGATTATTCAGATGAAACTTCCAGTCCACATGCGACAAGGTTGAGTCAACACGAATACGAAAGAACTTACGAAGATTGGTTGGTTAAAAAATTTTTGGAGACTGAGAAGAATGGCACAAGTTAGAAGTGATTATATTGAAGTACAACAGGTTCCACGCCCTGTAGGAGACTATATCCTAATAAAGCGTGGAGAAGTAGAGGATTCTACGACTGCTGGCGGGATTATCCTGCCCGACTCCTCGCGGAGACTTGATAATAGTGGCGAGGTTATTGCTTTAGGAGAGCAAAGTAGAATTACGAAAAAAGGGTATAAAGTTCCTTATGAAGTAAAAGTTGGAGACTATGTTTATTTTGAATGGCATAGTGCAACTCGAAAACTGAAAGTAAAAGATGAATTTTATATATTATTAACAGAACAAGAAATACTACTCGTAGAGGAAGAAGATGGTTGACCCAAGAGCAAAAGGAGCTGAAGGAGAAAGACAAGTAAGAGATTTACTGAGAAAACATACAGAACTAGAGTTTCAAAGAGTACCAATGTCAGGTGCACTTGATTTTATGAAAGGAGATATATTCTTACCGAATATGCACAATAATTATTGTATCGAAGTTAAATTCTATAAAGATAGTCATTTTAGCGATAAGGTACTTACAGCAAAGAAATCAAATGTATTTATACAATGGTGGAATCAAACAGTAGAACAAGCAAAGAAAGCAGGAGCAAAACCTGCATTATTCTTTAAATATAATCGTTCTAAGATATTTGTAGCACAGAAAGATAAACCAGAGAAAGGACTTGATTATATGTATGTCAGCTTCTTAGGTTGTTACGTTAGCCTTGCACAAGATTGGTTAATTCTTGAAAAACCGAGTTTTACAAATGGCTAAGAATTTTATGGAAATGGGGAGTGAGGCTCCTCGTAATAGAACACTAATAGTTGATGCATTAAATCTAGGATTTAGATGGAAGCATCAAGGCAGAACGGATTTTGCTGAGGATTACATGAAAACTGTAGAGTCCTTAGCAAACTCATATAACTGTGGCAGTATAGTTATTGCTGCAGATAAAGGAAGTAGTTCTTATAGAAAAGGTATCTATCCAGACTACAAAGCTGATAGAGAAGAAAGATATAAGGATCAAACAGAGGCAGAAAGACTTGCTTTTGAAAACTTCATAAAAGAAATGGAACGCACAATGGATTTAATGGATAAAAAGTGGTGTGTTCTAAGATTTGACCGTGTAGAAGCTGATGATATAGCAGCCTACATAGTACAAAACCGAGAACAGTACAATATTGACCATATTTGGTTGATAAGTACAGATAGAGATTGGGATTTATTAATTAGTCCCAATGTTTCTAGATTTTCATACATAAATAGAAAAGAAACAACATATGAAAACTGGAAGACTACACATAATTA